TTGAAATCGGCATCGGTAGGCTCCGCCTTGGGCTTTACAGTGCGGCGTTTTTTAGGCGCCGGCTCTTCTGTATCAAGTTTAGGAGTGGGCTCTGCTGTAGAAAAAGAGGCCCCAGCCGAAGCCAGAGCCTCCTGTTCACGCAGTCGCCGGAAGGCGAACAGACCCATCAGGCAGCAGCTGCCTTGATCACAGCAAAGTTGAGCACCACAGCTTCACCAGCGGTAGAACCGACGTTGGAAACAGTGATCTCAAAGCTGCCGGCGGCAGTGGCGGTCACGAAAGGCAGGTACTTACCAGTGGTAGCACCGGACTTGACCGAAACCAGCACCACGTCAGTAGCAGCGACTTCGCTGTTGGTCACCGTGAAGGAAACCTCAGCATCGCCAGCCAGCGAAGCGTTGTGCATGGTGATGGCGCCACAGGGCTTATTCAGCGTGACGCCAGTGGACTTGCTGGTGGCCTGGGTAACAGCACCACCGTTACCGCTGACGTAGCCAATGGCCTTGCCGGCGGTTACTTCAAAAAGGGAAGCCATGGTTAGTTGCTCCTATCAGTCGTAATTGGAGCTGACCGAAGCACGCACGATGCCAATGTTCTTGGTTTCGTACACCTTGCTCCAGTTACCTACCGTGGCCAGTTGGGCGCGGGTGGGGTTCGTGGTGGTCACGGCCCACTTGGCACCAACGGGGTGGTAGATGTAGTGCATGTCCAGAGACATTGCGTCCGACTTGGCGAGGATGTCGCGGTCGGTTTCAGTGCGCATTGCAGCTTGCTCACCGGTGGCAATAGCGCCGTTGGTGAAGAAATAAGCGGCATACACACCACCGGAATTGGTGATGTCATCGGACACAATCACGCGCATACCCATATAGGTAGGAACGCGATAGTCGGCGCTGTAGGCAGAAGCCACAGAACCACCGAAGGCGTCAGGCATGGAGGTATCGGGGCTAATACCCAGATCCGAAGCCAGAACGTAATCAATGGCCTTGCGCTCAACAAGGTCGTAGTAACAAGCGCTGTGCAGAGCCACAGCAGACAGCTTCTCGCCTTGATCACCCAGCAGTGCACGGGCCTTAGCCACGTGGCGGGGGCTCAGAGCAGTTTGGGTGCTGGTATCGAAGCGCAGGGCATCGAAGGCAGGGGAGTCACCGCCGGTCAGGGCGCCGAACACACCTTCCAGACACTTGTACAGGTCAGCCTGCTGCTGGTTAGCAACGTACTCACCAACTTTGGCGCCGATGGCAGCCATGGGGTCGGAACCTGCAGCCAGAGCAGCAAGGTCGCGGGCCTCAAAGGCACGGCCACGGTGCAGGATCACGCCGATTTGCTTATCAGCAGTGATTTTGCCGGGGGTAAGGCTGGTGGAATCAGAAAGAACTTCCAGATCGCCAGAGAGGTTGGCTTTCCAGAAAGGAACATTCACGAAATCGCCGCCCTCAGTTGCATTGAGTTCAGCCATGGGCTGAGCAACACCACTCGCCAGGAAGGCGTTCTTTTGGGTGCTTTGCTCAATGACGTAGGGCGTAAAAATTTCGGGAATGATCACGTCCGAGCGGAGCGTGGCCATTGTTAGTACCAGAAATGTTTACGGTGCGGGCGTAACCCAATGACGGACGGCGTAGCCATTCACGTCTAACGGTTACATATTAAGCATTGTTTGCTGCAGCCTTCAACCGTTCGTACAAATCACGGTCAGTGCGATACAGCCGTGACTGCTCTGTGAGGTTGAAGTATTCACGGGTGAACGGGTTTTTGGTGCCGGCCGGCACTTCGCCAGAGCTTGCACGAGCGCCGACAGGTGCGCCGGAACCTTTGACCGTAGGCGCCTTGAACAGATAGCCGCGTTCAGCCTTCAGACGTTCTACCCACTGATCCATGGGAACCTCGTTGTAGCCGTCAACAGCCACGGGGTTACCGTTTTCGTCAAGCTTGAGCTGATCACGCACAAGGCGTAGTGCATCGTGTGGATTGTGGGCACCCTGCTCAGCGAGGATTGCCACCACGCGGTTGTCCAGTTGATTAAAGGTCAGCTTTGATTCAAGTTCAGCGATGCGCTTTTTGTAGCCATCTTCCCGTTCTTGAAACTGCTGAGCGTATTGCTTGAGGGCCTCTTCGTACTTGCCCTTTGACTCAAGCTCTTCTTGTTCTTTCTTGCGCTTGAATTCCAACAACTCCTGAACATCAATGCCGTCAGGAAGTGCTGGTGCCTTTTCTTTCTGCTCCTTAAGCTTGCCGATCAGCTCAAAGTTTTTGCGTTCTAAACCTTCAATGCTTCGCTTGAGCTTTTCCAGTTCGTCGTTGCTTGCAGTCTGCGTAGCTTCCTGCAGTTGTTCGTCAGACATTGTGACCCGTAGGGTTTACCACCAAACTGTATAAGTAAAAGATGCTTTTTGCACGTCATGTCCCGGCGTGAGTGGGATACGCCAATTCGTGAGCCGTGGAACCCCGTGATTCACCAGATGTTGAAGGCGATTGACCTGCACACGCAGGCTTACTTGAAGACTGGCGACAGATGGCACGCTGAAAATGCCAACGCGTTGCGTAAGTACGTGGCAGAGCTAAAAGACCGAATCCACGCGGCGGAACGTCAGTAGCTCACCATTTTGTGTTGCTTGACCACCACGCCGCTGACATTTTGCCCTTGGCGATATTGGCCGCATGGCGTGCCTTAAACGATGATCTTCTTGTTTGCGCTTGTGCCGATTCTCCTTTTCGTGGCGGTGAGCCTGACACGCCCTGCTGACCGAACCTGATCATTTTCACCTTGTCGCCTTCCTTCGCTAGGACAACGTGTGATTTGGTCGGATGGTTTGGCGTGCGCTTGGGCTTGTTGTAGCCCTCAAACTTTTCGCCCCGGTACTCAATCATCGTCTTCCTCCTCATCGTCGTCGTTTTCAGTGCAGGTAATAACCTCAACACCTTCGGCTAAACGGCCCATCAATGCACCAAGACCCTCAGGTGAATTCGGCACTGGGAAAAGAAACCGACCCTCAATCAGGCCATCGGCACACTTGAGGTAAGTGCAGCTTCCTTCCCAGATCTTGCCTTTCATTTGCGCTTCGTGGCTTCCTTCAATTCTGATCGCTTTTTCAGAACTGGGTTGCCAGTCGATTCAGATTGAATGCGCAATACCGGGTCAGCTTCTGTGCCGACGCGGGTGACCTTGCCGCCGGTTGGACCTTCAATGGTGGCGCGATTGCCAGCCTTGCCGGTCACAGTGCCGTAGGTGGTCTTGCCTTGATAGGTCCAGCTGACGCGGGAGCCGATGCCGATAGCCATCACTTCTTGCCTTTGGGCTTACGGGCCTTGCCGGCTTCAGACAGAGCGATGGCGATGGCCTGTTTACGGCTTTTGACGGTTGGGCCTTTGCCGGGGCCTGGCTTGCCACTTTTCAGCGTTCCGGCCTTGTACTCGCTCATCACCTTGCCGATTTTCTTCTCGGCTTTGGTCGGTTTCTTGGCCATCACGCCATTCTGTGACTGCATCCAATTTAGTAGTTAGATCGGAAGTGAACCAGCCGTGGTTGGTGTAGATGGCTTCAACCCAAGCCTCACCAATAAGAGCTAAAACGCAGTCACTCCTTAAATAACCGTCAACAAAACATTTAAGCGTCGGGTTTGCCATATCTTTGCTGCAACTGTTTCAGGCTAACTTCGCTGCCGTCTTCACGCACAAAACGAGCAAGTGCCTGCTGCGGACCTAGTTCTTTGCTGAGTTTTTCAAAGTACGGCAGACGCGACTTGCCGAGCACTTCGGCTTGATATTCCTTGGGCTGACGCTGTAGCCATTGCCCGTAGTTTGTATCTGCGGAAACCTCACCGCCTTGTGCGGCGCGCTTTGCTTCGCCAATCACATCCTCGGGTGACCGCAAGCCAAGGGCGCGGTAATCAATGACCGGAATTGTGGTGCTACGGCAGTTGTGGGTTAAAATGGAGTCAGCCCAGTACAGGCCGCTTTCGGTCTCGAAGTTGTAGACATGCCCGCTAAATGGCTCCCGTCCAATCCCGACGACCTTCACCGCATCATTGCCCTTTACGACGACGGAATCGGGATCCGTGGAATCGCTCAGCAGTTCAACGTCTCGCCACGTCCCATAGAGCGCATCATCCTGAGTTCTGGCCGCACCCTCAGAAATAGAAGCGAACAGCAATTCGCTCGCATGGCCAGAGCCACCCCCGCTGAAAGAAAGGCTTTGGCTTCCGCCGCTCACGTCGCTAAACGCGGAACCACCAACAGCGAGGAAACTTTGCGCAAAATGGCCAACGCCAGAGCCCGTAGAGTCGGACCCTTGGAGGCTGATGTTGCGCAGCATCTTGAAAAGTTCGGGATTCACTGCGAGCAACAATTCCCGATTGGCAAGTACAACTGCGACATCCTCTGCGGCAACATCGCCGTGGAAATCTGGGGCGGAAATTGGCACTTCTACGGAGAACACAGAAGGCGATTTTCCGAACGCACTAAATACATCCTCGGCAGTGGTTACAGCGTCGTTTTTTTGGTCGCCTGCAAAAGCTTCCAATGGAACAGCACTGCTGCGGAAAACCTGATCACCAATTTGCACGCTTTGCGCAGTCTTCCAGCCGACATTCGTCAATACAGGGTGGTTTGGGGTGACTCTGAGCACGTCACCATCGGTGGTGCTGATGACACACAAAAAGCCTTGATATGGCCGACGGTAAACCGCCGCGATTTGACTACTGGCCGATACACGCGC